GGGGTTTTGTCATGTCAGGGGCGTCGTTCCTGATCGCAGTACGTTGGCCTCATGGCAGAGTGGCTATGCACCGGATTGCAAATCCGTTTACAGCGGTTCGATTCCGCTTGAGGCCTCCAAATAAAGCCCTGATTTATCAGGGCTTTTTCTTTGCCTCACGTTCGGCGGTGCCAAGCAAAATCCCCTGATTCAGCCCTGAAATCATCGGTCTGCCACCCGTTTCCGGGTGGCAAACTCGCGTTAACATGTGTCGAGTGCGTTTACGTGAGTTTGAGCAGGCATGGCAACCAAGCGGCGCCGGGGCGACTCCTGGCAGTACACGATCAAGCGGGCGGGGCTGCTGCCCCAGCCTGTCTACCTGAGCTTTGCCTCGGAGGCGGAGGGCGACGAATACGTGCGCCGCCTAGAGGCTCTGCTCGACCGTGGGGTGGTGCCAGAGGAGCTGGCCAACACCAAGGCAGCCGCGAAGGATCTACGCAGCCAGGTCAGCGAGTATCGGAGCGCGCAGCACATCTCGGTCGATGACGAGCAGCTGCTGCCCGTGCTGCTCTCGCGGTTGCCTATCGGCATCACATTGCCCCAGCTGACGTTCACTTGGGCGACCGAGTGGGTCACCAGCATGAAGCGTGAGCACAATCTCGCGCCTTCCACCATTCGGCACTATGTGGGCGCCTTGTCGCGCGCCTTGGATTGGTTGACCGCGCATGGCGCGCTGCCAATGAATCCGCTGCGGCTTCTGCCCCGGGGCTATTCGACGTACACGGCTGACGACAAGGTAGCTGTGAAGCGTATCGACGGGGAAGCGAAAGCTGACCAGGAGCGCGATCGCCGTTTGGAGCCTGGTGAGGAAGAGCGCATCCGCGAGATCCTGGCCGGCGCAAAGCCGTCTGGGCGTCAGCGGCCGCTCGACCTGCCGCAGCGCGAGGCGCTGATAATGATGCTCGACATGGCGTTGGAAACGGCCATGCGCATGCGCGAGATCTACACGCTGGAGCGCAGCCAGCTCGACGTGGTGCAGCGTACGATCTTCCTGGACAAGACCAAGAACGGGAGTAAGCGTCAGGTACCCATGACCTCAGTTCTGCTGGCGAAGCTTGCCGCGTATGAGGGTGACTACGAGGGGCGGCTCTTCCCATTCTGGACCGGCGAGCGTAGCCCGCTGGCCTTGCGCCGCGTATCTAGCAAGTTGTCGCGCCAGTTCGAGCGCATCTTCGTCTCGGCCGGATGCGCGGATCTCGGCTTCCATGATTTGCGCCATGAAGCGACGAGCCGACTGTACGAAAGGACCTCGCTGACGGACATCCAAATTGCGAAAATCACCGGGCATCGTGATCCGCGACAGTTAAAGCGCTACGCTAATTTGCGCGCCTCCGATCTGGCAGATCAGCTCTGGTAATGCGCCGACAAGAGGATCGCCAACATCAGGTCGCTTAGACAAGCGTCTAAGCGTTTAACTTGTTGCCGGGCGGAGCCACCGCCTAGAATGCGCAGAAATTTCTCCGGGGGGGGTGAATGAAGGTCCTCAAAGCTTTGGCCTATATCCTGACAGCCAGTATCGGTGTGGGCCTGGTCTGGTTGTTGGTTTGGCTGTACATGAACCGCGTTTTCGCAGATCCGACAGCATTACCGCCTAAGGACGGTCTAGCCGCCCAGGCCGCCTGGGCGCAAGCCATTCTGTCGGTCTTCGCAGTCCTAGCCGCAGTGTGGGTGGCGCGGGGGCAAGCCAAGCAGAGTCAAAAACTAATTAGTGATGAGTTGACTCGCGTACGAGAGAAAGAAGGGCAAGAATCAGCTGAGAGGCAGAGCTTGGCATGCACGGCGCTTCTGAGCGTCTTCGATGAACTCACGCGTGTCATCGCGCTACTCTGCGAAGATGACTTCGAAAAATGGAATGAAGCCCTGATATTGCTGCGGTCCGGCTCTCGTCAAGCGACCAAGAATTTTCAGCGAGTTGCTCCGGTGCTCAACAGCACACCGAGTGGCGCCCTCCACTGCTTCAACATCGAGCAGTCGCTTCTAAGGTTCGAAAACGCTATGACAGAGTACTTCCAGCCTTTGGTGACGCGGGATGGATTCGGTAGTCTCGTATTCGGGGAAATCACCGATCCTGGCGTAGCCAAGGAAGTGGCCGCAAGAATCCAGCACGATGAAGAGGCACTCTTGAAGCATATTGGAAGGTTGTAGCGCCGAGCCGACTCTGCAACAGATGTAAGCCCGGCACGCTTCATGGGAGGCCTGCTTAACCTTGCGATCGCTACTGATCGGCCTGCTCGTAGGCGCGTAGGTCCGGCAGTTTCGTGCGGCGGGAGCTGCTTTTGCGCCTCGTTGACCCAGCGTCGGGCGCGTTGGAAGCCGGTCGTGTGCCAATAGTGGAGCGCTTTCGCTCCGCAGCTTGCCTGCGACCTTCCGAACGAAGGAAGTCGATCAGGTCTTCTCGCAGCATAACCGTGTGCTTCTGATTCAGACGCACGGCCGGCACCTCGCCCTTGTCCACCAGGTCTTTCATCGCTTCCAGGCCCAGCCGCAGCATCCTCGCCGCGCCTTCCAGGCCCATGGTGTCGTCAATGTCCTCCATGATGTGCTGTCGCTTAGCGCTCAAGGGGTGCTCCTGTCAGCTTCGCGGTAACGGGATGGCGACCAGTCACAGCTTTCGTCTGCAGGGATGTGGCCGAACATCGCAGTGCAGCTCCGGCAATGCGCGCAGTCGCCGCAGGTCTTTCCTTCGGGCAGGTCCATGTCGTCGCCGGTGCGTCCGTACGGCCGTCGCTCACTCATGTGTATGCTCATGCCGCTTCCTCTACTTGCATTGCGACGAACGGACGATCCGATGCTTTGGCCGTGAGGATGTACTCTCCCCACTGCCGAGCCATCGCCGCAGCGATCGCTGGGTCAGAGCGCGAGCGCTCCTTCTCGCGGTCAGGGCCCGGTGCCATCAGGTGGCAGCGAGCTTCAATCTTCCCGTGTTGCTCGATCACCTGCGCCTTCGTATGGGTCGCCACCAGCGCCGGCAGGTTCTTCAACCATAGTGTGGCGCCCTTGGTAAAGGGACTGCCGAAGTCGTACGGCTGCACAGTCTGCGTCGGTCGGCCTAATACGCTCATGGCCAAGCCATGGGGCTTCGAGTTCTCCGCCGCGATGAACTCAATGGGCGCCGCCATCAGGTCGGCGAACAGAAGAGCGCCTTCCAAGAAGTCCCTCATACGGTTTGGCCACTTCGGGTGTCGACGGCGGTCGGGCAGCGGCAGCGCCGTGTCGTCTGGGTGGTACATCCAACGGATGCCGGCCAGCGTGTTGAAGGTGCAGTAGGGGTGCGCCACCATTGCCAGCCAGCGACCGGCCTGCAGGTGGTTCCGTACGTCGTCCTGGATGTGCCAGCGCGTATCGCCTTCGCTGGCACGCAGGTCGCACGAGTACGCGTCGAAACCGTGGGCACGGAAGGCAGACGCCACCGTATCGCTGTACTCGCAGGCGACGAGGATGGGCGGAAGCTCAGCCATTGTCTTCGAACTCCTGTGCCGGATGTCCAGCAGCGCGTTGGATATAGCGAAGGAGGTCCGCTACTCTTCGTCCTTTCGGAACGTTTGTGAGACTGCGATGACCTATAAGGAAATTCCGAGCGAGGGCAGGGGGGATACTCACCGGGGGGCTAAGTACTCGGTTACCGCAGCTCTCGTCCCAGCGATTGGCGGTCCGGAGGACGGGAAGTATCAAGGTGTGTATCGGATAGGCGGAGCCCCGATCGCTGGCACTCGTTGCTTCACGAAGTTCGGCGACATTCAGTCTGCTATGGATGACGCTGAGCAAATGGCCAAGCAGGAGATTGATCGCCGACTCGATTCGGTGTAGCCATAGCGCGGTTTGCTGGGAGGGGCACGGTCTAGCCATTGCGCACCGCTTGGCTGTCGGTCTCGGCCATGTCGGAGTCGCGGCCGGTGCGGGAAGTGGCGACAGTGGTTCCCAGCGTGTGTACGCGGGCGAGTTGACCCGACTCTTCGAACGGGTGGAGCTGATGGCAGAATGTGATCCGTCAACAGGGAGGGTTAAGTTATGTACTTTGCTGAGATTATGGTCCCGTGCTTCGAGTCGACCGGGAATTGCCGAATGGATTGGGTCGCAGTAGCTGCTGTAGGCGGATGGGTCGCCGCATTCGTAACCTTCTTTGCAGTGCTGCTTCCCTATCTCGCGGGAAAGCGCAAGGCCGAAATTGCTCAACGTCTCGCCGGGCTTGATTTCGAAATTTTCTTCAGCGACTTGGAGTACCGGGTTCGATTCGCCGCTAGCCTGATGGAGCTGCGAGCCAGTAAGCAAACATGGTTCACAAAGGTCGATTGGGAAACACTCCGCATTCCCCCAGTGCTGCATGGTTTTGAGCCTCGAGAGGACACGCTGAAACTGCTTGTCCAGCTCAGGTTGCTCCAGAAAGAGATTTCGGAATGGAACGGTTTTGTGGAGATTCACACCAACATTGGTGAACTGAGCGACGAGCACAGGGACGGAGCGACTGCTGGCCTCATTCGGACCTTCAAGGGCGTACAGAACAGAACTTCTAACGTTCGTGAAGCGTTCAAATCTGTCATCTAGCGGGTATTCAGTCCCACTGCGTGCAGCCGATTGATCCGCCATCCCGCGGAAGCGGTGTTCGGAGTGGAATCGAAGGTCTATGCCGTCAGCGCAGTCAGTCATGTGCTGCCGCCTTCGACGCCATTGCGGCGATCGCCAGAGGCCGCACGAACCACGCAGCGAGGCCGTCTTCCGTCTCGCCTAGCCGCGCCAGACGCCAGTCCTCTCCGGGTGCCTCCGGGTTCCAGTCGTGCAGTTCCTGTGCGGCGTTGTAAACGCCCGATCCGATGCCCTCTTCAGAAAATTCGCCCTCGACCACGACCAGGTCGAATCCCTGCGCGAGGAACAACGGCCGCAGCGACACCTCGCGACCGTCAGCCCACATCGGCACATCCGGATGGCACGGGATCTCGCCGTCGGCGTTGCGCGCCGGGAGGAGACCAGGGTGGTACAGGCCGCGCCACGGGTCGGCCGGGTCGACCACGGCGCGGGTCTGATTCCTGACCAGCTCCAGCAGCTCGGTCGCCTGCGCCAGCCGGGCCCGGGTGGTATCGCAGGGCGGCGTGTCGCCGTCCTGCATCCTGCTGCGCAGAGTCGAGACATATGCGGTTACGGCGGGTTCGAACACGCGCAGATCCTGCAAGCGAGGCAGGCGGTGATGCAGGTCACGCAGTGCGGTCTGGGCTTGGGGGAGCGTGATTGCCTTCGCCTGGTTCGGCAGCCACACAGCCTCGACGGCGATTGCATTGATCGTGTCGAATGCGTCGCGCAGAACCGGGCAGTTGGCCGGGAGAGAGGTGAGATTCGCGGTCATCGGTGGGCCTGTTCGAATTGGATGTCGGTGTTTACGAATGCGCCAGCGAGCGGCGCCGTTGTGGCATCCGGTGCGGCGCCAGCCGGGCAAAGTGGGAAGGGGGGTAAACGCCGGTACTGGCGATTGGGATCGCGGGCATACATGCCGTCGTTGAGACGGATCACCTGGTAAGCGGGAAACGCTTCGCTCGGCAGAAGTGCGCGGGCTTCGGCAATCAGGGCGACATACCGCTCCTGCCACTCAACAGGCATGGACTGCAGGGAGCGGCGTGGAAGAACGTGGTAAGCGGCGCGACTGTTGCCAAAGGCGTGCCACACCGGGCCATCGGAATAGATGCTCCCCGGCCTTCCTGGTTCGACTGCAGCGGCCACCGCTGTCGGGACCTTAGTGGGGGTCATGGGCCAACATCCTTTCTGCATAGCCGCCGTAGTTGGCCGCGTGCCGGCCCATCGCCGGCCGAAGCGACGTATGGCCCAGCACTTCGATCTGGCCGCCCGCCGCGAGGAATGCGTCCACGTCGTCGGCAAGTTGCTGACGGTCGACTTCCCGGTGCCGGATTGTGGTTGCTGCGTCACTGACACCGGTGAGCTGCCCAACTGCCGAACGGTCCCGTGCGGGTGCTGCGCGCAGCGGGGCGATCGCGTGCTGCACATGGCTTGCAAGGCGCCAGATGCCGCGCACGCCGGAGCGGTGACACATCGCCTGGCCGCTTCGCGCCAGCCCGGACAGCGTGTAGCTGATGGCTTGATTGGACGCGTTGATGCGACCAGCGGCCTTGATCTGTTCAACCGTTGCTCCCTGGGGGAATCTGCCCAGGACGTTGCGCACTTCGGCAGCGCGGCCTAACTGCTGAGGGCGGGCGCTCATGCGCGCGCTCCTGCGAGCAGCTTGCGCATAGCCCGACCGTGGTGCATCACCTTGGACGAACTGTCGGCTATGGCGTCCGGGTTTTCGGTCAGTACCAGCGTGTCTTCCAGCGGATAGCTGCTGTGGCCGTCCCAGTCCTCTATTACCGCTCGGAGGCCGAAGTGTTCGCGCAGCTCCTGCGCGTTTGCGTGTTTGCCGCACAGGTGCGGCCCGTAGATGACGACAGAACGACTCATGCGCGGATTCCTCGCGTGCTGCGCGTAGCGCGGTTGATGGGTGGGATTGACCGAATCCGCACGCCCTGGCGATCAAGCCAGCGGTACGCGGCCTGTGCAGCCAGTCGGTTCAGTGGGAACGTGATGCCGCCGAGGGCCAGCGAGTGCTGCGATACCCCAACGCTCCGGCTGGCGCTGGCCGCGACCTGCAGCAGCGTCTCGCGCGGCGCGGCGGTGTAGAGGCCCGCCCACAGCCACCCTTGGCAGACCATCAGGACAAGCGACTGGCCTTGGTGGCCGGTGGAAAACTGCTGCTCGACGGGCAGCGCAGTTGTCATGCTCATGCGCTCAACGCCTGGTTGCGTGCCGTATCAACCAACGTCCGCGCCTCGGCGAGGCCGCGCTCGGTCAGGGTCACCGCTCGCGGGAGATCGCGATCATCGAATCGGACGAGGACGCGCTCATGCAGCCAGTTGATGAGCCTGCGTGTGAAGACCTTCTCTGGGTGGTTGATCGGCGCGAAGCCAAACGCCGTGCGCCGTAGGGTGAAGTTTGGTGCGCCGTAAGCTGCGATGAGGGCAGCCTTTTCCTTTGGCTTGAGAGGGGCTTGCATGGACTGTCTCCTGGTCAGGCAGCGATGGGCGTGGAAGAGGACGCGGCAGCAATCTCGGCCAGTACCTCGCCGCGATGCCGGGCGAGCAGGGAGATCGGGATGCGCAGATGGGCAAGGCTCGGGTCGGTCCAGCGCAGCTCTGCCAGCGCGGCCTTTTCCATCGGTACCGGACGGGTGGCGAGGCCACACCGATGGCATTCGATGTGCAGCAGCGGCGGGCAGGGCGCGCCCAGGCGATGGCCGGTCGGGGCGCCTTCGGTGACCACGATTTGCGGTCGATGGCCGGGCCCGCACAGGGGCACGGAATCGGGGAGAGGGCGAGCGGTCTGGCGCATGGTCAGCCCCTCACCGAAGTGCTGATCGCCCAGCGTGCCTTGGCCGCATCGCGGTCGCTGTGCGCCTGGTGGATCTCGGCGATGCGCAGCGGTACGACAACGGCGGCCGACAGCGCTACGGCGGCCCATGCGAGGCGGAGGCACCGGCTCACGCGGCACCGCCGTTGGCGCGGGTGAGGGCGGCGCGGAGGTCGGATAGATCGCCGGTGCCATCGCAGCATCGGTGCGCTTCGTCCATCAGTTCATCGATGGCCGCACCGGTCTCCTGCAATGCCTCGGCGTAGCGGCGAGTGTCTGCGCCGTCGTCTGCGGCACCATGGAGAGCGCTGACGGCGTGCCGGATCGCGGCAATCTTGCAAGGGCCGCTCATGCCCGCACCTCGGCCGACATATCGCGTGAGCATGCTTCCAGGCGGAGGCTAGCAACACCCATGCGCCGCGAGCGGCGGAGCTGGTTGCGGCTGTGTTCGCCCTTGCTGCGAACCCAGAGGGTGCTGGCGGTCCTGTGATCGCGTGCTGCCAGCGCGAGCATGGCCTTCACGGCCAGAGGCGGCAGCCCGCAGGGACTTTGGTCGGCGTAGCGGTGAGACATGGCGCGCTCCTGTCAGAAGGAGGGCGCCGGCGGGTCATGTGCCGGGGCAGAGGGAGTTGCCGGGCAGCGGCGACCCGCCGGTCGCCCGCCGGCTGCGGAGCCGGCAGGGCGATTTATCCCACAGCTAAATCATCAATGCAATAGCTGACGGCTAAATTTGTCGGGAGGGTCTGGAAAAGCGGGGGGAACTACGGCTAATTTGCTTGCGAGCAATGAGCCAGGGAGGCGGCAATGCTGAGTAGGGTGCTTTGTGCTGCTGTGGCCATCGTGGCCTCGCAGTCGGCTGCAGGCCAGGTCTACAAGTGCAAAGGAGGGGCAGGGGAGACCGTCTATTCCCAAGAGCCGTGCTCTCCGAAGGCTGAGCCGATGAAGCTGCGTTCCAATCGAGCATCGGCGGAGAGCGCTGGTGAGGCCGCGAACCGCGCGGCGGTGTATCAAACGACGGAGCTTGCCGATGCTGGCATTGCCGAGCGGAATTGTGTTTCAGGTGAGCAGCGGCGCATTTACGGGCCTGTCGATGCGCGGAGCCAAGAGGTCTCACGCCAGATCGCCAACTTGAACAGACAGCTTGCGACGGCGAAGAACAATCTTGCGGGTGCGACCTACGCTTCCGGATTGCGTTCGCAGATCGCGAGCCTGCAGCAAGCTCAAAGCGCTGAACGAATTGCGGCGGACAGTCAGATGGCTGCGGCCCGCCAGCGGTGCGGAACTGAGCGGGGCGAGCGGGAACGGGCAGTGCGAGAAAAACACTCGGCAACAAGTCCGCCGAACTGAAGTGGGCGCGTTTGGCGCCCACCTGCGAACTGTATCGTCAGCAGTCGCGGATCGATACATCCTTGATGAATCCCGCTTCATCCAGCGGGACACCTTCCATGCAGCATTCCCTCGCAGCTTCCATTTCCCGATGTAGTTGCATCAACGCCTCGTCATCAAGGCAATCGATGCCAGGCTCATTGAACGTAGCTTGGTCGATCAGGCAACCCAGGTTGTAGAGATCTCTCAGCCAGCGAATACGCCGGAGAATGCTATCCCTGGTTACGCTGTTGATGACGGATGGCTTAGGCGCAGGTACTAGCCTGAGCTTAGGTTTCGCTACGTCACGCCTTGCGACGCGTTGAGCGATCACTGCGGCCAACGCTTCGAGTGTCCCCGGGGCTGGGGGCTCCTTCTTCTGCTTCTCCATTTTTCTCCCTGAGCTTCTGTGCCAGCGCCTTGCTGAAATCAATCAGATTGTCGGGGGTCACCGTCGCCTCGCCTCGTTGATAGAGGTACTCGTAGGCGTAAGCCAACGGGGTGCCGTCATCTTCATTGTTGAAGTCATCAATGCCGAGGTTGGCGAAGGTCAGCCGGACCAGCCTGATCGCGGAGGCGATGATGTCAGGTTGGATTCGCAGATCCTGAGAACCTTTGGGGCGAGCAGAGTCGCCGGCTTCATCGCTTCTCGGTTGATCAAGCCAGCCGTGTGGAAGTGACGCTGCCCGCTCGATCTTGCGGGCGACTTCATCACCCAGCTTCTTGCCGCCAAGAAGTTGATTCAGGTAGGAGGGGGCCATATCCAAGTGGATGGCAATCGCCTTCTGTGTTCCCAGTTGGGGCTTGAGCCTTGCAACCAGGGCTTGAAGGTTAAGGTGTCGGGCAGTTATGGCGTCCATGTTGGAAGCGTAGCTAGTAGCTAAACATGGGTGTTTCGCTGGCTGCTTGACAAAGTGGTTTAGCTCCCGGCTAAATACTAGCCCTATGGACCTACTCACCTTCATTTCGGATCCCGAACGCAAGCGGCGCCTCGCTGCCCTGACCGGCAGTTCTGAGGGTTACCTGTGGCAGTGCGCAACCGGCTGGAGGAACAAGAAGCCCAGCCATACTTTGGCGCGCAAGATTCATTTGGCGTCTATCGAGATCAGCCGCTCGCTCGAATGCGAGCCGCTCTCGCTGGCTGCTATCCGGCCCGACATCTGGTCGGCGGAAATCGCATGAAGGCGACGGTGCGTCCGTGCCCCATCCCGGGGCCCGAAAAGAACGGCAACAACGCCGCCAAGGCCGGCTGTCGCGTCGTATGCGCGGATCGCGGTGAACCGCATGCGCTGCGGGAAGCTGATGATCTCTGGCATGGGTGGAATTCTGCCCGCGATGTTGCCGGCATTCCCACGATGATCGATAGCGTGTTTCAGGGGGAAGCATGACCTGTCTGCGCTCAGACCTCTACTGGCGGGACGCGCTGAACAACGCGGTCGCCCGTGCGCCTGGCGGGCTGCAGGACGCGGCCGCGCACATCAGCAAGCGTCGTGGCAAGTCGATATCCGCTGAGACGTTACGCAAGAAGCTCAGGGGCATCGATGGTGAGTCGGTTTCGATGGAGATGGCCGAGATCCTGACGGACTACTTGTTGCTGTTCGTCGGTACTCAGGAGATTGCCACTGACTGGGTGTGCTCGCTCGCAGGCCAGTACAGCCTGATGGTGGATTACGTCCCGCCGCCACCCAAGGGCGGTTGGCCCGACGAGCTCGCCGCTATTCAAGCGAAGTTGCTTGAGTTGCACAAACTGACTGGTGCGCTGGCCGGGGCGGGGATCGACGCTTTGGCCGATCAGCAGCTGACCGTCCCTGAGGCGGATCGAATCCAGGATCTGACGCGAGAGGTGCGCAGGCTCTGCTACCGCTTGGAGCGAAACGCCTGCCGTGCAGCTGGTAAGCCTGGGGCAGAGGACTGACATGGCGAATTACCACGCCCATCGATCCAGATATCGAAGGCGTGGTCCAGCCAGCGCAGCCGCGCGACAGGCTATGGAACTCGCGGCCCTGGCTCTGACAGATGCGGTGCCCGGGTTGGTAGGTGACGAAGCTTTGGCAGAGCGCGAGCGCCTTCGTCAACAACAAGAGCAAGAAGAGAACCGGCAGCACTGCCTGCCTTTGGGGAATCCTGATGTACCACGCAAGCATTGATTCGGCCCCATCCCCCCGGGTGGCGTGTGAAAGGCCGCGTGCTGTCTACGCTACTGAATCCGCCCTGGCGCTGAGAAGCATTCTCGATACCAGCGATGGGTCCTCCCTGGACCTGACGGACGCGGGTATTCGGACGCGCATTTCCTGGGTAGATAGCGGCTCGGGAAACTACTGAATGTCTGAGAACTATGGGGATGTGCTGCAGCAGCTGCAGTCCGCTGGCCTGCTGGTCACAGAACTGGACACCACCGGACGCATGGTCCGCTGCCGGGTCGAGGGTTCACGCGAGCGACGCGGCTGGTACGCGCTCCACGAACTGAACACCTCTGCCGGTGAAGTGCTGGTCGTCGGCACGTATGGCGTCTGGCACGGCAACGAGAACGGCGCAACAAAGGTCGATCTGCGCAAGCGCGACAAGACCTTCTCCGATGAGCAGCGGGAAGCGCTGCGCAATCGGTTGGCCGAGGATCGTCGCCGGGCGGAGTCCGCCCGGCAGAGCCAAGCGAAGCGTGCGGCCGCGCGGGCATCGTCGGCCTGGGCGAAGGCCAACGCCGTTGGCGAAGCTGACTACCTGGTCAGCAAGGGTGTGCAGGGTTTTGGCCTGCGCTACGGCACTACCGGCGCGGCACTTGTCCCGCTGCTGGACGTCAACGGCCAGGTGCACGGCCTGCAGGTGCTGCGCAGCGCCAAGCTGGCTGCGGCAGGGCGCAAGCCATCGAAGGAGTACTGGCCGGTCGGTATGGTCAAGAAGGGCCACTTTCACCTGATCGGCGGAAGCCCGCAGTGGATCCTGCTGGTGGCCGAGGGCTATGCCACTGCGGCCACGCTGCACATGGCGACGGGCTACCCGGTTGCCGTGGCGTTCGATGCGGGCAACCTGCTTGCCGTCGCCTCGGCGCTGGCGAAGCGCTATCGCGGCATCAAGATGCTGCTGTGCGCCGACGACGACGTGTTGCAGAAATGCCGTCACTGCAAGAGCCGCTTGGTGCTGGCGGACCATCCGCAGTTCTGCCCATCGTGCGCGCAGCCGCACGGCGCGTCGAATGCAGGCCTGCTCGGTGCCGAGGCTGCGGCGCTGGACGTGGGCGGAGCCGTGCTGCACCCCTTCTTTGCCGATGAGCCGGCCAGGCGGGAGCGCTTCATCGACAACGGCCGCAAGGTCAGCGACTTCAACGATCTGCACGCCGAGGAAGGCCTGCATGTCGTTCGCGCCCAAGTCGAGGCCCGCCTTACGGAGCTGTCGTGGCGGGTGCCTGCCGAAAAACGCGCGCCTTCCATCACCAGCGACGGGGGCGAGGGGAATGATCGTCTTGCCCCGATCCACTCGCTGAACGAGCTGCTTGAGCGCTTCGCTCTGGTCTACGGGCAGGGTGGCACGGTGTTCGACCACAAAGAGCACATGCTGGTTGCCCTGGGCGATATGCGCGATGCATGCGTGCGCAAGGAACTGCACCGGGCGTGGATGGAGCATTCGGATCGGTCAATCGTGCGGGTGCGGGAAGTGGACTTTGACCCTTCATGCGAGAAGCCCGGGGTGACGTGCAACCTCTTTGCCGGTTGGCCGACGGTGCCGCAGGAGGGCAACTGCGACCGTCTGCTGCAGCTGCTCTGGCACATGTGCGGCAACGAGGCTAACCAGAAGGCGCTGTACGACTGGGTGGTCAAGTGGCTGGCCTACCCGCTGCAGCACCCTGGCGCCAAGATGAAATCGACCATCGTCATCCATGGTCCGCAGGGCACCGGCAAGAACATGTTCTTCGATGAGTACATGAAGCTCTACGGTGAGTACGGCCGGGTGCTTGACCAGGCGGCGCTGGAAGACAAGTTCAACGACTGGGCGAGCCGCAAGCTGTTCCTGCTTGCCGACGAAGTGGTTGCACGCACCGAGGTGTACCACCTGAAGAACAAGCTCAAGGCGCTGATCACGGGTGACCGCATCCGCATCAACCCGAAGAACATTCAGGCCTACGAGGAAGACAACCATGCCAACTTGGTGTTCCTCTCGAACGAGGCGATGCCGGTCGTGCTGGAAGAGGACGACCGTCGCCACGCGGTGATCTGGACGCCGGACAAGCTCAGTCAAGAGTTCTACACCGAGGTGCTGGCCGAGATCCGCAATGGCGCCACGGCGGCGCTGCACCACTATTTGCTGCAGGTGGATCTGACCGGCTTCACCAATGGCACCAACCCGCCGATGACCCAGGCGAAAGAGGAGCTGATTGGCCTGAGCCAGGATAGCCCGCAGCGGTTCTTGGATGAGCTTTACGGCGACGACATCCCCGGGCTCAAGCCTATGCCTGCGCTGTCGAAGGAGTGGTACGAGGTCTACAAGGCTTGGTGCGCGCGAGAGGGTCTACCGCGCCCAGCACCTTCGCCCAAGTTCATCAATGCGCTGGTGCGCAAGCGCCAGATCACTCATCCCGATCGGGCGCGCAAGCGCTACCAGATCGAGCAGAGCGTGAACGGACCTCACGGCTTCCTGATGCTCGGCAACTGCACCGTGCCTGACGGGAAGACAGAGGCAGCATGGCTGGGAGACCAGGTCGTGTCCTTCCGTCGCATGTTCTCCGACTACAAGGGGCGTGCGTGATCACTGTGCCCATCAATGTGCGGTGTGTGCGGGATGTGCGGGCAGAGGTGCGGGCATTGAACTGCCCTGAATCTCTTGCGGCAGTAGGCGTGTGCGGGACGTGCGGGCATCGGCCTACATGGGCGGGCGCGGGTGAGTATCACGGCCCCCAACGACGTCGCACAGTGCCCGCTCGCGTGTATATGGCATCCCGCACATCCCGCACATGCTGCACATACCTACTGCCGCAGCGATTCGGGCCGATCCCAACGCCGCACACGTCGCCGCACAGCCCGCACATGCTCGCGCGCGCGCGTTTTTCCGCTTTAACGATCTTCGAAGGAAATGGAGTAGGGGGTAGCAATGGCTGAGGAAGACCTGACGATCACTGGCAAAGAGCTGGCCTCGCTGATCGGCTGCAAGCCGTCCTACGTGGTCGAGCTGAGGAAGAAGGGCCGGGTGGTGGTGGGTGCTGGCGGCAAGGGATTCCTGAAGGCCGCCTCCCTGGAGCTCTACGCTCGCACCGCAGACCCGGTGTATGCCGGTGTCGCCCAGCGGCATGCCGATGAGCGTGGTAGCTCGCTTGTGGGGAGCGGGGAGGGCGCCAATGACCTCGACGCCGATATCGATGACGAGGATGGGGATGGCGACGACGACGCCAGAACGGCGCGCCCGGGCCGTCCCCAGACGCCGGATTCCGCGCGCAAGGCCAAGGCGCTGGCCGACAAGGCAGAGACCGACGCGCACATGGCGCACATCACGCTGCAGAAGGAACTGGGGTTGCTGTTGCCTCGCGCTGACGTGGAAGCCTTCCTCGCTGAGCACGCAACGACGTTCCGGGGAGCGATGGAGCGCTTAGCCGATACGCTGGCGCCGCAGCTGGCTGCAACGCTGGATGAGGCTGGGTGCCGGCGGCTGGTGTGGGATGAGGTGAGCCACGCACTGGAAGAACTGAGCCAGGGCTTCCGCACGTTGGCGGCCAAAGCCGCGGAGGCAGCGGAATGATGGAGGCACAGAGTTGCCTGGCATCGGTGCTGGCGCGCTCGCTCCAGCCGCGGCGGCCCATGAGCGTGTCGCAGTGGTGCGATGAGCACATGCGCCTGTCCACGAAGAGCGGCAGCAAGCCTGGCCGTTGGGTGACGGATCGCAACCCGCCGCTGCGTGAGCCGATGGACAACATGTCTGCCCGCAGCCCGGTGCATGACCAGGTCTGCATGTTCCCGATCCAGTTCGGCAAGAGCCAGCTGGCGACCAATGCCATGGCCTACTGGATGGACTATGCGCCGGGTCCGATGATGTATGCGCTGCCGGGTGAGGTGTCCATGAACAAGTGGATCGCCCAGAAGCTCAACCCGATGATCGAGGTGTGCGCTGCGGTCAAGAAGGCGCTGACCAGCACCGCCAGCCGCGACAGTGCCAACCAGCGCACGTTCAAGGACTTCGCTGGCGGCCAGCTGTTTGTGGAACACATGGGCAGCCCGCAGCGCCTGAAGTCCTCCACTGTGAAGTACCTGCAGGTGGACGAGATTGATGAAGCGCCCCAGCAGCTCGCAACTGGCGACGATCCGGTGAAGATGCTGGATGGTCGCACCTCCTCCTTTCCGACCACCTACAAGCGGCAGTACATCAGCACTCCTGGCATCGCCGGACTTAGCCGCATTGCCAAGCTCTACGACAAGAGCGACCAGCGCCGGTATCACGTGCCGTGCCCGCACTGCGGCCACTACCAGGCGCTGCAATGGAGCGGCCTGGTGTGGTCGCCCGACAAGAACCATGCCTGGTATGCGTGCTGCGAGTGTGGCGTCGCCATCGAGGAACACTTCAAGACCGACATGATCGCCAAGGGGCGATGGGTCGCAGCCAATCCCGACTCGCCGATTCGCGGCTACACCATCAATTGCCTTTACTACCAGTTCGGCCTTGGGCCGCGCTGGTTGGACCTGGTGAAGGAGTGGCTGGAGGCGCAGGGTGATCCCGCATCACTCAAGACGTTCGTCAATGACCGCTTGGCCGAGACGTGGGAAGACCCGGCAATGCGGGCAGTCAAGCACAACGTCGTCAAGGATCGTGCCGAGCCCTATGCGCTTCGCTCGGCTCCGCAGGGTGTGCTGGCTATCACCGTAGGTGTGGATACGCAGGACAACCGCCTTGCTGTTCACGTCGTCGGCTGGGGACGGGGTATGACCGCCTGGACGCTGGATTATGTGGAACTGCAGGGGGACCCAGCCGAGGAAGCGGTGTGGGTAGCCCTGACCGATTTGCTCAACCGCGCAATCGAGCGCGAAGATGGCGCGCTGCTCCGGCCGATGGCTGTGGCCATCGACGCTGGTGGCCACCGCACCGAGGCCGTCAAAAACTACGTCCGTCAGCGGCGCATCACCCGACCAATGTGCATCTTTGGTGCTGTACCCAACAACGCTCCCGTGTTGTCCAAGGGCAAGCTGGCTGACGTCACTTGGAAGGGCAAGACTGACAAGCGCGGCATCACCATCAACCACGTAGGTACCGTTGCAGCCAAGCACTACCTCTACAGCCGTTTGTCGGCCGACGCCGAGCGCAAGCCCGAGAATCGCATGGTCCACCTCAGTGACCAGCTACCGGAGGAGTTCTTCCCGGGCTTGGTGTCGGAGGTCTACAACCCTGTCAAGAATCGCTTTGAGAAGAAGGTGACCCGAAACGAGCCCTTGGACACATGGGTGTATGCCTACGCGGCGACCCATCACCCGGAGGTCCGAATTAACCGCTTCACGCGTTCCGATTGGGACCTGTTGGAACAACGGCTGGCTGCGCCGCCCAGCGTGAACGTTTCACGCGAAACGCCAGCTGCTGCGTCGGAGGCCGACGCGTCCACCGATTCCCGTGAAACATCGAGTGTGCCTCGCCGGCAACGGCCTACGCAGCCTCGTGGCATGGGGAGGCAGTGGTGAGCAGGAACACGGTGCGAAACAAGGTGCGAATCAGTGAGCTGACGGAGGAACTCGCTGTCGGTGCGGCGTTGCGCTTGCGCTGTGACAGCGACGATATACGCAGCGTTGTGGAGGCCGTGGTGGCCTACCTTGTCGAGGAGTACCCAGCCCAGGATCTGTACATCCCCGCCAGCATGCAAAGTAGCGCCTATCCAGTGGATGAGATCCGGAAAGGAATGAGGGAGCAGGAGTCGGTGCGGTCGCTGTGCAAGAGGTTCAGGATCGACAGGCGGACGCTTTACCGCTTGCTCGATGAGCCTTCCGCCAATGAGTAGTGAGTGCGGGTGAGTTCCCCGAGACTCACCCGCACTTGATCTGGAAACTGGCATCCATGATCTCCTGGATGCCTCGCTGATGAGCTGGACCAAAGACGATGTGGAGCGGTTGAAGGCCGCCATCGCCAGCGGCCAGTTGTCCGTTCGGCACGGTGACCGTCAGGTCACGTATCAGTCCGTCGACGCAATGTTGAAGGCATTGGACCGCATGGAGGCGGAATTGGCCGCCAACACGGCCGGGCGCCGGAAGTCCGCCACGCGCCGCTACCGCTTCACGACGCTGAGGGGCTTCTGACATGGCGGCCTCGTTGCTGGACAGGGTCATCGGTGCACTTTCTCCGCAAGCAGCCTTGAAGCGTCACCGCGCCAGAGCAACGCTGGAGGCAGTTCGCGCCTACGAGGGCGCCTCGCGCACTGACGGTTGGCGTGTTCGTAGGGCGGGGGCAAGCGCGAACACCGATCACCTGGCAGATGCCCGCGAGCTGCGCAACCGCGCTCGGGCACTGGTGCAGAACGTACCGTACTGCGCGCGGTCTCTCCAGGTGCTGGTGAGCGCAACGATCGGTACCGGCATTACTCCCAAGGCCGAAGGCCCAAACGCTGCCGCGCTGGACATCCTGTGGGGCCGCTGGGCCGACGTGGCGGACGCGGATGGAAAGTCGGACATCTACGGCCTTATGGCTACCGCGTATCGTGCGATGGAGCAGGACGGCGAAGTCATGATTCGCCGCCGCACCAGGCGTCAGTCGGACGGTCTCGCGGTCCCGCTGCAGCTTCAGGTGCTGGAGATCGACTGGCTGGACGGAAACAAGAACGGCTCTGCGCCGGGCGGTGGTCAGGTCATCAACGGCATTGAGTACGACGCGATTGGTCGGATTCGCGGCTACTGGTTGTTCGGAGCGCATCCCGGTGAGGCTGTGCGTGGCTCTGTACGCTTGAGCAGTTCGTTGGTGCCGGCATCCGACATTATCCACCTCTACAACCCCGTCCGCCCCGGGCAGGGACGCGGCATTACGCGCTTCGCACCGGTGATTGCGCGAGTGCGCGACCTGATGCTGTACGAAGACGCCGAGCTGGCGCGGAAGAACCTGGAAGCCCGACTTGGCGTGATCGTCAGTGGCGACATCGACTCGATGTCCAACGCGGACGATGACGGCCCTTCGCAGCTCGGCTCAGATCGCGACCAGGTCACCGACCTTGGCCCACTGCCCAGCGGTGGTGTTACCCACATCACCGGTGCCACCGCCTTCCAGACAGTCGAGCCTAAGCCTGCAGGGGGCTACGTCGAATACTGCAAGTTCAACGCGCACATCATCACTGCTGGCGTCGGTGTTCCGTACGAATCTGCCACGGGCGACATGCGCGAAGTGAACTTCTCCAGCGCCCGCATTCGGCAGATGGAATTCCGGCGCGACTGCGAGCAGATGCAGTGGCTGGTACTGGTCCCTCAGATGTGTAAGCCGATCTGGCGCTGGTTCGACGAAGCAGCCGCGCTTGGCGGCGGCGTGCGTTCCACGGGAAGCACTGCCGACTGGAGCACGCCTCGCTGGGACTACGTCAACCCAAAGCAAGACATCGAATCAGAAATTGCAGCGATGGGTGCCGGTCTCAACTCGCCCAGCGAAGCGCTGCGTCGGCGTGGCTACGACCCGGACGCGGTATACGCCGAGATGGGCAAGGACTTCAAGCGG